ATAAGGGTTAAGGATTTCATCACCCATTGTTATAATAATACCCTTCTTACCTCTCTTCCAACAATCAAGTTCTGTTCTTTCTGCCGCGAACTTCCAAATAGCTGAATAAGATTCCCAATCATTCGGGCCGCCGCCACGTTCAAAGTAAACCTTATCAAGCTGTTCAGCAATACGAATGTCAGACTCAAACTGAGATACCTGAAGTGGTGCATCATCATAAGAGAAATCACCAATAGCCGCAATCATAAACTCAACATCAGTTACCTTTTCGTAAAGCTCAGTCATGATGTTATTGAGTTCTGCAGCGACCTCATTAGCCGCCTTACCCATAGAACCAGTAACATCAAGTGCGAGAATTACGGGAACAGTATTTGGGTGTTCCTCACTGTCCCTACATTCTCTTTTCTGGCAAAATGGATTAAGTTCCTTTGCCAAGCCACGCTGAGTATAATTCTGAGTTACGTCATCGCTGAGGATGGCTCTACCTGTAGAGTCAATTCCTCTGCTCTTTGACATAGAATAGGTCTTAAACTTATCACTCGTCCAACTTCCGCCACCCATTATTACTCAGCCTCCTTCACGTTTGTTTCTGCCGGTGTAACAGGGTTTACAGCCTTGAAAAGATTATCAAACATATTCATGCCACCACCGTTCATCATCATCATCATAAGCATTGGATTACCACCGTCTGTACCAGTCATGCTACCCATCATCTGCTTCATCATCATGAACTTCATGACATTCTGTGCGCCATCACCACTTGCGCCAAACATACCACCCATATTACCGAACAGGCTTGTAATCTTTCCGTAGAAATAAGTGTTACCCATGAACATGTGTCGTTCTGGCATAATGGTTTCAACCGTACCGTTCTTATAGTTAATGCAAGTAATCATATCATCTGCAACCTTAAGAACGTAACGAGGGGCTGGTTCACCACCGGCAAGGATAATATCTCCAGCGACAACTGTATTTGTAGGAATTACGAAAAACATTTCATCACCAACATCAAATACAAAGTTATCACAGTTAACAAAAGCCTTCTCAGCTGGATTATAAGCCTTATAACCACCATTAACTTTTACTGCGATATTACCATCAAGAGTCAGACGACAAAGACCACCCTTAACCGGTCCAAACATACCCTTCATAAAATTACCCATTTCCATTAGAAATTCCTCCTTAATTTTTATTATATATATTATAACATAGATTAATGTTTTTGTGAAGATTTTTGGTCTGTAAGATATTCTGCTAGAGTATATAAAAATGCAAAAATGAATAGAATAGCAAGAACTATTTTATACTCATGTGCCGCGAGTGCTAGTATAAATAGCAGACCTACCTGATATATTACAACTAGAGCAAGGCAGATTAAAGCTGCCGCGATAGCTACTGCAACTATAGTTGTTATAATTTTTTCTATCACTTAATAAGCCCCTTTACTAACTTCATAGAGATACCAGCCGCAATCTTACCAAAGTTTTCTACCTGTGCAACAGTTTCCGGTTCTTCCTTTACACAGTCAGCATACATAGCCTTTGGAAGATTCTTTGCGATTGTACCCATGTCATGTTCATCCCAATCAGCCGGGATAACGCCGTCTTCTACCATCTTCTGCAGAAGTTTTTCTACTCGTCTTTCTGTTACGATAGTTGCGGCAAGGGCTTCCTGTGCCTGCTTTGCGGCAAGCTTTTCAGGGTCAATCTGCTTCTGTTCCTTCTGACCCTTTACTTCTGAGAATCGTGCATCAACAATCTTCACGTATGCTGGGGTATTTGAAGACCTATTATCAAGTCTGTCCTGTGACTTAATTACGATACCTTCACCACATGGTTCTGCACCCATTTCTGTCTTACCAACAAACTTCTGAATGTCTTCCCATGATGTGAACGGGCCTTCGTAGAAGATTGGTGCTGTGTTAAGACCAAGTTCTGCAATAACCTTCTTTGCTTCGTTCCAAGGAAGGTACTGTTCTGTTTCCTTGTTCCATACGTCAAAGGCGTAGAACTTGTGCATCTTGTCTTCTGGGTACTTTACAGTATGCTTAACGAGCCATTCACCAAAGACAATAAGGTTCTCACCAAGAACTTCCTTAACCTTTGCGGCATCAAGTGACTGTACGAAACCATAGAAGCCATTAAGAGTATTTTCTGCATCAAGCACCTTACGGCGAGAGAAGGCGCTAAGGCCGCCATCAAATGATGCATTACTGCCATCAATTTTCTCGGAAATTGTAATCTGTTCACCCGGCTTGAAAGCCATAGCATACTTATCCTTTAATCTGTCTATATCTGTGTACTTGTGAAAATCCATTTTAAAATCCTCTCTTTCATATTTTCATCTGTATAAGGAATAACTAAAAAAGGATAATTATTTCTTATACAATATTCTTTCTTTAACTTGTCTTGTCTTTTCTGTTTATCCAGCTATTCTTGTCCACCCCAAAAATCTATAGGCTGATAGTGTTGTATTCCATTATACTCAATTAAACCATAAACTTTATTATCAACAATTATGGCAAAATCAAAACGTAAATATGCTCCACCTTCGCCAATTAAATCTTTAAAATAATATTCTTTAACATATTGAATATCATTTTCTTTTAAGATTTCTTCAATTAAATTTTCTCCCTTTGAATGAAGACATCCACAAGAAATAGCTTCTCCACTTTTTAAATGAGTGTGATATATTGTTTTAATATTACCACACTCACATCTACATTTCCAATAAGTTTTTCCCCTCTTTATAGATTCTTCTTCATCTTTTTCTATAACAGTTAATTTTCCGAAAACTTGCCCTATTAAATTTTCTGCTCGATTGTAATACTCATCTACTTTGCATCCACAAGAAGTTGTAAAACCATTTTTCAAATTTGCAGTAGAAACATCACATTCGTTTCCACAACTACACTTGCAATGCCAATAAGTTTTTGCTTTCCCCTAAGTGTCTTTTCGAGAATTTGTTTTATATAGTGCAGTTAGTTTTCCAAAATGTTGTCCTGTTATATCAAGACTAGTTTTTTCTCTCTGTAAACATCCACAAGATTTGGTAGCACCTCTTATTAAAGAATACCCATTAATAGTTTTTATTGTTCCGCAATCACATTTGCATACCCAATGAGGAATCCTCTTTTCTTTTGTTTTTTCCTCATCAAGATAAAGAACTACCAATCTTTCAAAACGCTATCCAGTTAAATCTTTCATAATACCACCTCATTATTAATGTAGAAGAAAATTTGAAAGACTCTATAGTTTTCGTTTCGATGTCAATAGACTCTTTACACTTCATCAAACATCGGGGCGTACTTTCTGATATGATTCTTCTCAACCATACCCATTAATTTTTCGCCGCCATTTTCCTCTTTAATATAAATGTATACTCTGTCAGTTGTTACCGAACCACGACCCCTCGGCCATGCTAAACGCTTGGCTGTCTTTTCAACCTCACGCATATTAAGAGTATTGAGTTCAACACGTCCTTGGTTGCTTATGACTGCGAAGATTGGAAGACCGTTCTTGAACTTTGGCTTACAGTCAATTAATCTGCCACACCACTTAACGGCATACTCGTCGTACTGGTCTGTGACAATTAAATGAGTTTTAACCTTCATTAGCTAATTCCTCCTTATATTTATCCTGAGTGAAAAAGAATGCGTGCTCTCTTTTATGACATTCGGGGCATTCAATTTCTGTGTCCCATTCTTGTATGCCGCATTGAATCTCTACAGTATCAGCTTTACTATAAGCAAAGATACAACCACAAATACACTTTTGTGCATACAGGTCAATGCCACTTCGCAATATTTTCATTTTTTATTGCTCCTCTCTTAACTTTCTATATATATTATAACATAAGTTAAGTTAAAAGTCAAGTTTTCCTAAATTATTCCATTTAGATAAAACCATAATCTCCCGGGTCAAGACCGCCCAAAAATGGTATATCAAAACCATCATCGTCACACCAAGGGTCGAATGAATCAAATACTGCTGACCCCCAAGGGCCTATACCATGGCTGAAGCCATAATCTTGTTCAAATCTCTCACGAGCTTCCCTGTTGGCTATTTCTTGCTTTTCTCTAATACGTTCCTCTCTATATCTATCCATAGATTCATACCATTCTGCCGCGAAATCATTCTGCCACTTTTTGGAAGATTTACGTTCGTAGAGTTCTCTAGACCATTCATTATACCATGCTCTGTCCTGTTCGTTCATTTTATTTCTCCTTTATTGAAGCAAATACTTTGTCCATATATTAGCCTCCGTAAATACTTACCATCATTTTCATTTCTTCGATATATTCAGATACATCATCCCGGTTTGCCGACAACGCCATATTATAGTGTCGTTTTACGGCTGGTTCGGGTGCGCCAAGGTCAAGGAGTTTATTGTAGAGGTCTACTAACTCCATATCTTCGCCGCGATTATCATATGTTCTTGTTGTAGTTTCGCCGCTATAACGGGAATCTTTCTTTACGAATTTTCCGGTCTGAAAGCCAGCTCTACCACATCTATTTACACATTTAACTACTTCTTTTTCAGTTTTATATTCTTTGCCGCAAATACAACACTTATACATAATAGCTCCTTAATAAACCATACTTTCGTTTACTTCGTTAATAGTCTGATATACTTCATCACCATCGCTCATACGAACAGATAAGATGTAGATGTATTTATCATAGCTGCCCATTTCTATAACTAATTCCTTGATGTCAAGAATCTCAATTGAGAAATTATATAACCAAGCGTAATACTCTACTATTCCAGTGATGTAGAAGTCTGCATAATATTCATCTATATAATTTGGTTTAAGAATAGATTCTTTATTGGTTATTGCCAAAATAAGGTCTAACGCAATCTCCGGATAACGTTCCTTAACTTCATCTTTCCAATCTTCACCATCAAAATAAATTCTGATGTGATTACCATATTCTTTAAACCAAAATCTAAGATTATCATAAAGTTCCCAAAGATTCATATTAATCTCCTTTCGATACTGTCATTGCATAAGTTGCCTTTAACTGAGCAAGCTCCAAACTCTCTTTCATGAATCGACTGGCAAGTTCTGCAGAGCATACATAGAAACCATTTTCCTGAAGAAATTTAACAAGGTCAGGATTTACGAACTTCTTGCCAAGGTCATCATACTGTATAACATCCGCACCTTTAAGCGGAACCATAATGCCATCCTTTTTAGCCATATTTATCAATTCCTTTCTCTTAACTTTCTATATATATTATATCATAAGTTAAGGGTTTTGTAAATGCCTACCAAGATTTTCCAGGCTGAGATGTGTAACAACATCTATAAGAGAAGACGATGGTATCATAAGGTCTTCAAAAAATTTTGAACGTGGTCGCGGTCTACCACCCGCAAGTTCATCAATGTTATCATAGACAGTTTGATGAACTAATTTGTCTACAACAGCAAACACAGCTTCTTCTGGCCAAAATACTCCATAGCAATCCTCAAAAACTTTATCCTTTTTGTGCCATTTCATACCTTTGTTAATCAAGGCAAGGCACAGGGCTTCATTAGGTTTAAATTCATCGAACCAATATGATGTGCGGTCATAACTCATTATATTCACCTCTCATGTATCCACTTATCAATATTATTTATATTTAATCTCTCAACAATTAAACTATCTTGTTCATTATCAAAAGCAATATGTAAGGGGTCACAACAAACCTTATCTGCTGAACTATTACAACTTAAATAGTCATTTACCACCTCTATAATATCATGATTTTTTTCTTCAAAATCTCTATAGCTCCAATCGCGTATATGGGCATACTGTTTTAATCCACTTAAAACAAAATCTTCAATAGCATGTCCTCTTACATACGGGTCAGCACTAAAATTAGCACAAAGTATAGGAACTCTGCCATCCATTCCGATAAAATGAACAGTAAAAATTGGTAAATACTTCATTATACCACCTCCATAATGTCATCATAAAAAATTCTTTCCCATGCTGTAAGCACCTTATCCACATGATAATGGCCGCAAAAATGCCACTTATAATCACAAGCATCGAGTACCTGGTCAAGCATTTTGTCAGATGGATATATCTTAAAACCAAGTGCAGATACTACAAAGCTGCCGCCAGTATGAGATATAATAGCATCTACCTTGTTATCATATTTCTTAAGGTTAGAAAGCGCATAGTCTATCCAACCCTGTGTGATAGATTCCTGTGGCCACCAAGAAATGCCTTCTGTACGTGCCCACTTATCCGTAGAATCTGCGCCATTAATATTAAGGAATGTTTTGCCGGCAAAGTTATATATTTCACCAGTTATTCCTACATAGATGTGTTCACTTATCTTACGTGCCCTTCCGCCACAAAAATCAACAACAGGATAACCTCTAAGGGCTACATAGTTTTCATGATTGCCAAGTACGGCAAAAGTAGTCCATGGAAGTGTTTCATACATTTTGATTATATAATCATCATTTTCATCACCATACCATATTGCGCCCCAGTCCCCTAGAATAATCATAAGGTCATCTTCTTTATTGGTGTCACACTTTGCAGTAAATGGAACAAACTTTTCTATATCATTATCACGGTGAGTATCACCAGTTACATATACGTGTTTAAACATTATTTCACAACCTTTACTCCGCTAAAATCAAATTTTGCTGGTGGCTCCGGCAGTTCAGTAAAGTGCTCTGGTGGAGCTAAAAGTTCTTTCTGTTCTGCTTCAAAAAGGTCACAGCGTTCCTTAATATAAGCATAAATTTCCTCCCAAGAAACAGGAGTACAATTATTTGCATCACAAGCCACATTATACATATAATAGTTAAATGCATCAGCGTGTTCATAGAGCTTCTGCTTAGAATGGGTATGACCAAACAGATTGATAACCGCCTTTTTGAGTGGCTTCATATACTGGTCATTAATAATGGTAGGGAAATGGCTCATGTAAACCATGTTCTTGCCCATCTTTGTAGTATAAACCCAATCATGAACATAAACATTAGCATCGCTGTTCTTATAGAATTCCCACTTAGTATCTGTATCATGGTTGCCCTTAATAAGATGAATTTCTCCGGAAAGTCTGCGGAGAATCTTATTAATACCATCAAGGTCAGTACCAAGTGCAAAGTCACCAAGAACAAATACCTTATCTTCCTTACCGACAACCTTATTCCAGTTCTCGATAATTGCTTCGTTCATATCTTCAATTGTTTTAAAACCTCTGTCTGCATAGACAAAAGGCTTGTTATGATTAAAGTGTGTATCACTAATAAAAAATGTCTTCATTTGTATCTTCCTCCGTATCTACATATGCATTATCTGATTTATTTCTTCTGATTAAGTGCTTCTCCCATTGGTGGCGGCACTTGTAACTTGACTTCCAAGACTTATCACAATGTCTATACCATCTGGTGTCGGCAGAATCCCATGAGTTTGGAACTGTGCCGGGTCTAAGATTTTCTTTGTTTTTAACGTTTTGAAAGTAGTGTGCGGTAGGTGTGTAATTCCATCCTCGATGGTGATGCCGGCCCGGCACCGGCCCCTCTCTGAAACGAAATGGTTCTTTCCAGCTTGTTATACACTTTTCGCCGCGATTTGGTGTGCCTAAATGCTGCCAATAAAGATGTGTATTTTTATGCCTGTATTTTCTAACCCTATCTTCAAACTGACGAACGTCTACTATGCCGCCATTTTCATTAGTAAAGATATAGCGTTTCGGAACGTAATTGATTGCAGAATATTCACAAAAACAAAAAAACTTGTCTGATTCTATTCTCAAATCTGTGCCGCTAAAGTCCACATCATAGTATGGATTTATTACGCCAGGTCTGCTGAAATCGAGTATCTTTGCAAGTACACGGATTAAGCCTTCTTCATCAAGTTTAATTGGATACTTGTATTCATGAAACCGATTATCCGGATAACGGTCAGTATAATAGTAATACATATTCACACCTCTCTTTCATTTTCTATATATATTATAACATACTTTAATGTAAATGTCAATATTTCATAAAATTTTCCAATAAAAAAGAGCGACATTTCTGCCGCTCAATTTGTTAAAACAGTCTGCTAATTAATTCTCCTTACTTTGTAGCATTAACAATTACATTACCATCTGAACCAGTCATAACATCAGGAAGTGTGCCGTTCCATTTTTCAATTCTGTTATAATCAATAAGTTCATTAGTAATAGATTTTCTAATCTTTTCGTTAGCTTCTGCTTCTGCGTCAGCCTTTGCTCTGATTGCTGCAGCTTCACCTTCAGCCTTAATTTTTGCAGATTCAGCTTCACCTTCAGCTCTTGCCTTTGCTTCTGCGGCATCGGCTTCAGCGGCCGCAACTCTCTGCTCGTTTTCTGTTGCCGCCTTAATCTTATTCTGTTCAGCAACAAGCTTCTGTTCGATAGCATCATTGAACGCCTGTGAGAAGTCAAAGTTTGTGATGTTAAATTCATCAATCATAATGCCATAGCCGTTCATCTTTCTGGAAATTTCATCCATTATAGCAACCGATACTTCGGCTCTATTCTTAATGAGTTCTTCAGCCTTATACTGTGCCATGATAGACTTTGTTGCTTCCTGAATTGCCGGCTGGAGAAGTGTGTCTTCATATGCAAGACCAACTGACTTAAACATATCAACAGACTTTTCCTTTGAAAGATGATAGTTGATAGCAAGTGTTGAACTTACAGCCTGAAGGTCTTTAGATGTTGAAGCCGCATTAACCTCAATCTTCCTTACCTTATTATCCATCTTTACAACTGTTTCTACGTATGGTGTCATAAGATGGAAACCCGGCTCAAAGGTTGATTCCTGTACTGCGCCAAGAATTACACGTACACCAGTATAACCAGTATTTACCTTAGTGAACGACGAGAATAGCGTAACCAGTCCTACAATGCCGGCAATTGATACGCCTACAATTCTACCTACTCTTACTTCTGTTGAACCATTCTTCAGTTCCTTTGTGAAAAATCCCATTTAAAATGTCCTCCTTAAATTGGTAAAAAATATTCTAAGAAATCAGGCTCTAAACCTAATTCATCTGCAATTATATCTTCGAGTATGTCTAAATCACCGTGGTGCAGACATTCCTCGATTTGCCGCGAAACATCTTCGATAAGATTCTCGGCATTAAGTTCTGATAATCCATCACGTTCCATGAGGATTTTTAGGATAGTGTCATGGCCATAGTCCATTAGTACCCCTCCAGATTTGAAAGTTGTCTTTTTATCTCAGCAATGCGTTCATCGGCCGCCGTTTTGGCTTCTATTGCAGTGTCTAAATCTTTTTTAAGACCTTTGATTAGTTCTTCCATTTGCTTTTTGTATGATTTTATTGCGTTTCGAAGATTGCTTTCATCTAACGCAAACCAATCTGCTGGAACTGTTTCAACACGATTAGTGGTTGATTGACATTCTTTTCCACCGTCAATTACCTCTATCCATTCTATATCAATCGTAGCATGAGAATCGTCTACATATAATGCTCTTATATCAAACCTCGATACCTCGTCAGCTTCTTCATCTTTAATATCCAAAGCATTAATTATCTTCGCCGCGATTTCACGTAGCTTTCCATAATCACGAATGATGTTACAGTATGTGTTTTTTCTTTCCACTTTTCTTTGCTGTTCATATCTGGCTTCATCTACATCATAGCCCGGGTCAGTAACAAATCTCCATTCATCCATTCCGTCCATTATTCACTCTCTCCTAACTGTTCCTGTAAATTCTTAATCTGTTCTTCCATTCTAGCAATCGCGGCTGTTTTTATTTTTAAATCAGTCTTTAATTTATCGAGTTCTTTATATTTCTCCAGTCGTCTTTTTCTCTTTTCTTCTTCTTCTACAAGTTCATCGAGTTCTTCATCTGTCATGTCAAACCACTCGTAGCGAATATCAAATTCCTCTTTTTCATAACCGTAACCGCCGCCCCATGCTATTGTAGCAGTTGATTCGCCAACATATAAATCAAATGCCCAAGGTTCATACATGGGAAGACTAGGACAGAATTTCCTTGTTATATCTCTTGCCGCGATTTTTATTTCGTCCGTGAGTCTTTCATACTCGGTAAGTTCTTTGGCTGAAAACCTTGTTCTCATTCATCTTCACCTTTCTTTCTACACTTATCCTTATCTGCCTGACGTTTTCTATCCACGAATCTCTTAGGAGAAGGCATTGGTGGCTTACGCTCGCCGCCTTTGATTGATTCAAGGATTTTCTTTTTGTCCTTTTTATTCATGGAGAACCTCACTTTCTTTCACAAGTTCGAAGAAAATTCTTAGGAACAGCTTCATACTGTTTCATTCTATTACCTAATGAATCTTTAGTCATTATATATTTCTCCTTCTCTTAATATATCTTCTTTAGTTACAGCAATATCAATACCATTCCACTCATTTTCTATTTTCCATTGATGTAATTCCTCAATGTCAAGAAAAATATGACCACGATATGCTATTACAGATTTAATGCCTTCCATCTCTATAACTTTCCAATTGTCAAGCCAATTGTCAATTATACTTTTATCTTTCTTCAAAGTCTTCACACCCCGCTCCCGCTCCGTCGTGTCTACACATACCGTCTATTGTGCAATATCCTTCACACTCATTATGAGGACTCTCATAGAGTTCAAAGTTCTTACATTCTCCGCATGATGTCATTGTAACACAATCATGATGACTGTAGCCACAAACATCTACGTCATATTTATCACACCAGCCATAACAATTACCTTTGCGTTCACAAAGACCAGGGTCTGGGCATCGTCCTTTGAATTTCTGAAGGTAAAAATCACAGTCTTTACAACTAAACATTTATTTTCTCCTCTCTTAACTTTCTATATATATTATAGCACAAGTTAAGATAAAAGTAAAGGCATACCATATTATTCCAAAATGTGAACGATGAAAAGGAAGTTATATTCATCTTCGAGTTCTTTTAGAACTTTGCAGTAAGTATCCCAATCTCCGCCGCCAAGACCACAACCCATTTTATACGGGATGCCGACTGGGATTTGAGAACCCTCTCTATATTGTAGGTCGCTGATAAGATAATTTTTAAGGTTAATAAAAGCTTTCTTTACAGCTCCATAGTCTGTTGGACAAGTGCCGCCAATCTGCTTTTGACCAAAAATATTAGCAATAGTTCGTTCCTTACCAAGTTCTACCGCATAGCAATAACCAAGTGGAAGGTCATTATTGCAATGTTCCCAATCTGCAATAAATTCCTTGTACTTCTCAAAAACCGCCGGCCACTTATTCTTAATCTGAAGGGCAATGCCGCCGCCCATAATACCCAAACAGTTTACCTGATGGGCGATAACGTGGACTGGTGATTCTAATAAATTTCCTTTAACATATATCATTAAAATTCCTCCCAATACTTTGCAATTGCACTTCTCATATTCTGAACACCAACTGGATTCATAGAATGGAAATGGAATTTGAAGTCAACATTTTTGTTGTGAAATTCTTCAATGAGCCAATTAACTAACTCAATGGCATCGCCGCCCTGTGATGCATAATCGCCAAGGTCGTGGTCAAGGTCAAACCAAATTTCATTTATGCCAAGACCAATACATTCAGTTACACAATACTTAGCGTCATTAACATTATTTACAATATAAGCATAGTTGAAATCTTGCATACGACGTATTGGAGCATCACGAATATCATCAAGATAAAGATAAAGTGCATGTCGCTTTTCCATAGTATCACTCCTTAACAATTTTAATTACTGTGCTGTTTTTTGGAAACAACATTTTCTGACCATGTATATCAATAGCTGTAATATAATCACCCGAAATTGTATATGAATCAATATAGTAAGTTTTATCATCGTGATACATAACTGTATTAACCTGTCCTGTTTGCTTGATGCTTGTAAACGCAGCAAAGAACATAACGGCTATCGCGGCCATTATAGTGACTATTGGAATCCATGTACAGTCATCTGTTGCACCCCATTCTGGTCTACTCATAATTACTCTCCCCTACACTCAATTATCGTATCATTCTTAGGAAGTATTACCTTACGGCCATTAATATCAATTGCCGTAATATAATCTCCCGCTTCTGTGTATGAATTAACGTAGTAATAATGGTCACAATGACGCAGAGTCATTTTAGAGCTATGCTCATCATGATAATCTACACATAGTACACCAATTAAAAATATTACAGGAATTACTAATATAACAATAAGACAACCCATCAAAACCAATTCCCAGTTAATTTCTATCTTCTTTTTCTCCTTAAGCATAATTGTCCTCCTCAAAATAGATTCTCTTATTTACATAAGCTCGGTCTTCTGTAAATAAAGGAGTTCTGTAATCTACTTCCCATTTTCTATCAAGATAATCTCTTACCACACAAGCACCGCTTCTCTGATACCAGTCAAGGTCTTCCCATTTAACACTCTTTTCTTTTTCCATCTTTTCCTTTAACTTATCGCAAGATAAACCTTCAAGCTGTTTAGCCGGAAAAAGTGACTGAGCAAGGGCCTGTATAGAGTTACGGATAGCGTCCTGCTGTCGCCATATTAAGCAGTTACATACTTCTTCTCTTGGAAGGTTAAAGCAACGTGCATCAAAGAACGCACCCTTACGGATTTTCTTAACAAGAAAATCTATCCTTTCCTTGAAGGCCTTTTCATCTGCGGTGTAATACTCATATACTATATCACCAAGTTCATCAAGGAATTTAAAAGTTGCCATACTTGCCGCAACTGAAACCATCTTCTGAACCTTGTAGTCAAACCATGCTTCTGATTCTAAGTTCTTGTAATCACAGAGTACAAGTGTTATTTCATCAGACTGTGTATATGCGAGTACACAACCCTGGACATTTTCGCACAGATACTTTGCTGTCGCAAGCATACAACGCTGTATTGCTTCGTCAAATGGTCTATCAAAACCCTTTGTAAATGTATGGAAAGCCTTACCATCAAGACGCAGTATTACTGGAGTTCTGCGCATAAGGGACATTTTTGGTACTGCTTCATATTTCTTCATTCTGTCGCCAAGTGAATCTCTTTTTGACTTACTCATAATCTTCGTCCTCCTCATCATCATCATATTCATCAAAGTTTTTATGATACTCCTCTACTGCTTCTTCCGCTTCTTCTCTGCTAAGTCCGGCATATTTCATAAATTCTTCTACTGTTGCAACTTCAGCAAAAAGGTCTTCGATATATCTTTTAAGACAATTGTAATCTGATATAAGGTCAAACTTTACAAAAAGATTAAATTCATCAAGAGTTATTTCCGTTACTTTAATCTTATTAACGAAAGCCCAGCCGCTATCAAAGTAACACGCTTCGTTTGTTCCAAAGTAGTATTCAACTTCACCACGATGTCTTTTTTTAACTATTTCCATCATTTTGAGAAAATTATCATAGTCTTCCTTATGCTTGAAAACATATGCATAATTTTCCTCCCAATCAAATTCATCTGCATAACATTTACTAAACTGAAAAAATGTAAAAACTTCATTTGCCATTTTTATTTCTTCCTTTCTGATTTTCTATATATATTATATCACATTATAAAGAAAATGTCAACACCTTATAAGCATTGACATTTCTGGAAATCTTTACCAATTTTCAAAGATAAGCTTGGTTTCTATGGTTACTTTGTAGTCATAATCAACATAGCAGTTTACTTCATAAATCTTGCCAGTACCCTTTGGACGATACCAGTCACAACAATCCTTTAATGCCTCCATTGCAGCACTTTTTGTTGCATATCGTCCTGTTACTGTAGACCGAGATTCTGATATGGTATTATGTATTTCATAATATCGAAACATCGGACATTCTATCATCTCATTCATAAGCATTCTCTCCTTATAAGTTTACCGTAAATACCTAAGTATATAAAGTTATCTATTATATTGCCGCAAAGAGCCAATATAAAAAGTACAGTTAGACTTGGCTTTAAAACAGTTGTTATGCCAACACCTATTAGGGTCGCGGCAGAACAAACTATATTTACCGAGTTATCGTACCATTCTCGCTGTTTCTCAGTAGGGTTAACAATTGCCCTCATCTTTGTGCCGCCACAGGCGAGATTTTTGGTAATGATACTATAGATAATAATATTAAACACAAAGTAAAATTTCAAGTCATGCCGTATCAAAACATCAGTAAATAATATCACATCAAACAAAACTTCCAGCCAAAGTATAATTCGATAGCCGCGAAATAGTTTATCACTGTGCTTATTCCACAAGCCGCAAAATACAATGCTACCTAAACAAGCAAAGACAGACTCAAAGCTAATGTAGCCCTGAGTTACTGCCTTAACGGTTTCAGCATAGATATATGGATATGATGCTGAATAGAACAATCCGGACAGAAATGCCGCAATTAACATATAAATTGATAAGCGTTTCATTCTTTATCCTTTCTTGACAATACCCATACTATAAATATAAAAAACAAAATAGTGATAACTGTTTTTACAATACCACCAAGACTTACCGTTACTACAAACATTATCTTTCCTCCCAAATTTCTTTAGTGATAACTTCCTTACCCTGATAAACCATCTTCTCACCAAGCAATTCATAGTATTCAACTATAACTTCCTCAGCATTACGATTGAACACTTCATCTTCCCACTTTATAATTTCGCGCGAATCTATAGCTAAAGTGGTTTCACAATAGCCACCATCTTTTGCCGCAATCCATGCCTTGCCTAAATAAAAATATTTTGGTATTCTCTTAAACATATGCCTTCCCCTTTAACTTTTTAGTCAATTCTGCTGCCTTTGAATTTAATATATCACATACTGCCTGACACTTATCCTTGTCTTTAAAATAAGCATAAGTGTAACCAGTTTTTCCCTTTAATGTCGCTCCTTTTGAGCGAAGGTATCTTAAATAGTCAGGATAATTTAGACCCATAAGCCTTGCGCCGATAACATGAAAACTTCCATCAAAGATTAATCCATTATCAGAAATGAAATCAATACTATCAATCGCGGCAAGATACTGTCCATCGGTGAACATCTCTCTTGGAATGTACTTCATATAAGCACCTCTTTCTGTAAGTCCTTAAGCATTGCCCATTCCTCTGGTGTAAGTCTACAACCATCAAGAAAGCTCTGCCATGTTTCATAATCTGCCGGGCCAGTTATCTTGCTTTCATCAAAGTCTTCAGCCACCTCTACAGCTTCTTTGCCGGCATATCCAGGTATCAAATACTTATTAACCGAAGCAACTGATACACCAACCAATCTAGCAACCAGCGATTTATTCTTATGAACAAGATAAAGCTCATTAATCTGTTCAATTTGCTCATTAGTTATCCTTGCCATTTATCTTACTCCTTTCTTAAATTCTATATATATTATATCATAAAATAGAAAAAGTGTCAATGCTTTTTAAACATTGACACTTCTGTAAATTTTTGGAAATTATTCAGCTGGTTCTGTTTCTACAGCTTCCGGCTCTGAATTATCAATCTCGATAGACGCACTGTCTTCAAGATAGTTCATAATGTTAGTAATAGCATAATCGCCATTCTCATTCTGAACATAATTGATTCTAATGGAAGCCCCGATAAGGTTTTCCCAAACAGCAACTTCTGCAATTGCAAGAATCTTACCAATGTCCTCCAGCTTTACTGGAATCTGAGCTTCTGCCTTGTTGCCATCAATCTTTGTAGCTACTGCGATTACGCCGCCATTACCTGTGAGTGCTGTTGCACCAATCTTACCATTAACTATCATTCGTAGTCCTCCTCGTCATCATCATCGTAATAATTATCTCTTTTGCGCTTTGAACGTCTGCGCTCAGATTCTTTTTCTTTCTTCTTCTTATATTCGTTTGGAACGTCCATTTCCTCGGCTTTGTCAAATTCTCTTGAATAGTCCTTATATCTTTTCATAGCCGCTCCTTAGTCTGTGATGTCAAAAGCACTCTTAAGCAGAGCCTTAAATTCTTCATCACTTATATTATCGAACGGGTCAGGTGCAATGGTAAAAGGATTTCTTGTGCCGCGAAAAGTAATTCTACCTTCCTTACTGAAAACCAATGAAGAAATACAATCGGTCTTACCATACTTTTCGTTGTAAGCCTTAATCTTTGCGTTAATAGCAACGATGCCATCCTTGATTTCCTTTTCTGCTCTTTCCTTAACCTTCTGTTCCTTATCCTTTTCTGCCTTTACCTTTTTATCGGCTTCATCAGCGATGTGCTTTGAATAAGCAACGATGTCTTCTGTTGAAAAATTGCAAATTGGACATTTGTACATAATTTATTACCTCTTTTTAAATTATTTTATTTGCGGATTACCGCGATTTCCAGGGAGGGATTCGAACCCCCGATGCCGGTTTTAAGCGAGATACAGGTTCTGCCCCTATGTTACGTGAACTATCACATCCCACGAGACCGGTGTCTTAAGCCTCTTGACGACCTGGAAGTATATGGGATTCCTATTGCCATCGGAATCCCTTCGACCGGCTATCACATGGGCAAAATAGTGACAGCCTAAACAGAGCTTGTAGTAGGTCTGGATGTTGAGAAGGTATCCCATGCTCTGCGCACCCAACATCTTCTTCCCTTACATGTACATATCTTGTATGCACAACCAGCGACTCTTTTTTGAACAGAAGCCAATGCTTTCGCGGCTTACGCCCTACTTATTGAAGTCTGAACCTTCGCTATATAACTGTTACACGACTGACTCGTGCTTTTTACTATATTTATATTATATCATATCTCTCACAAAAAGTAAAGAGTTTCACTTAATCCCATAAACTGTAGTAATAATCAGAAAAAAGTTTAAAACCTTTTTCAATAACCTTCCTCATTCGTGGAGTACGGTCATAGTCATCTATAGTTATGTAGAGATAGAAAGCTCGAATCATCTTGTCTAATATAGTGTCCCATTTCTTTTCAATGGCTCTAAAATCTTCGTCCCCAAAACGTCCGGGAATACCATGTTTGTTTTCTTTAAAGAGAACAAGACGCACAAGTATAAAGTATGCTATTTCATAGTCCAAATTCCAAGCATCTTCGTAATGGAATCCATACTTTTTGAGAAAATCCGCGGAAGCCTTTTTATTGCGGCTTCGCGGCGGAGTGTAGCAATTTATCGCTCGATTAAGTGTTATTGGTCCATCTTTCACTTTCTTCCACCTCTTTTATTTTAGCTTCTACCTCTTCCCATTCTAGTGGTTCAAGAAGTTTAACTCTTTCACATCTCATCATGCCCGGATTATCGTTTGGCATAGTCACTCCCACAAGGTCTTTCCAAGGAATAAGAACTCTCCAAACAGTATTATTCTTAAAAATATTTAACCCACAATGTGCAATTAAATATTCAAAAGTTGAAACATTAATACCACTACTGCATCTTGTAAAAACACTAGGGTCACAAAATTCTTCAAGAATAGACCCCGGCTTTAAATCCCAATACCATGGAGCTTGATAACATAAATTAAATATCTTATACGCTATAATTCCTTCGCTTGTGGTTTCAAAGGCTTCTATTTCATCAATGGCTCTTCTATAAAAAGTTTTTAAATCACATACTGTTTTTCCTACTGTAAAATGCGGTGCTCTTTCTATGTTTTCACAACGAGAACATTCTCTAATTGTTAATTCTTGTATGCTACCTTCAAAGTATACGTCATCACCAAAATCGCACCCATTAAATTCTACACTAATAAAGTCACCCATAATTTTAACTTCATTTAAAGTTATTTTCTCACCAAGATGAATGTTTTGCCATCCGAAATAAATTGGTGCTATATATGGCTCGCCAATGCAATCAAGAAACTTTACGTTTTGTAATGAACCATAAAAACGTGCGCCATAATTAAATCTACAGTTTAAAAAAGTAGTATTACATAGCTCCTGAAACTGCACAGACCTAAACTCAGTACAAATAAATTTTACTGTAATCTCAGGGATTGATGTGGCTATTAAGCCACTAAAAATACAATCTTCAAATATAAGAATATCAAAATGATATTTGGTTGCTAAGGAATAATAAGTTGCAACTATAGGGTTGACATGTTTACTGGGCCAACATTCAAGTGTTGCATTTTTAAGCCTTAAGATTTTGTCAATTGAAAAATCACCAAGTTCTAAGCCTTTTTCCTCAAATTCTTTAAGTCGTTTTTCTATGCGTTCTTCAACCTGATTTTTGCTCTCTTTCTCTAGCCAATCTATTGTTACAATCATTATGCCATTCTCCTATCTGCTTCATTAATAAGCACTAAACATTCAGCCATCTTTTCGCCATAACCATCTACAAAATCCTTGTAAGCCTTTGTAGCTCTTGGGTCGAAGTCATCCTTACCGTAGTTTTCACGCATGATGTCCATATGGTACTGAACAAGAGCAACTGTGTAGTCACTTTCGCCGCAACAAGCAAGGATATATGCACCTACGTTTTCGTGATTGTAGTAGTGTGATTCTGTATCTACTTCGCCGCGATTATTAACTCTTGACTTAACATAAGGCTTACCTACGTCATGATACTTTGCGGCTCTAAGAAGTGTATTACATCTAAGACCACGTTCATCACAATTCTTTTCTACGTAATCGTAAACAGCATCCATGTGGTCAGCGATGTTTCTTGGATGCCAATGGCTATCGTGGTCGTTATCAACGCTATCTGCATAATAAAGGTCTGGTGAAACGCTTACAGAATCATCTCTCCAATAAACGATGCTATCCCAACCTTCAGTATATCGCGGCATTGTAAGTGACTTATACATTCTCTCGATTACTTCTGTCGGAACCTTACGTTCTCTGCGGTGGTTTCTCGCAATACAAAGTTCTACTGGAGTAGCGAATACCATGATTCTCTTATGAACCTTGTTCTTTAAGCCATTAAGAGAATTAAGAAAAGCCTTTCTGCGCTTGCCGGAAAGATTTGTTGCATCATAGAATACATCCTTACCTTCCTTAAGTGCGGCAACAGTTCTCTTATGCATTTCTTCAAATACTTCTGTGTTATGTGTCTGGTCATTTACATCACCAAAAAGTTCCTCTCTGAGTGAATCAGAAGATATAACAACAGATGTAAGACTATCAGCAGTTACTACTTCGTTTGCGAATGTAGACTTACCACTACCTGGTAATCCCATAAGCATTGTAAATACTGGCTTATCAGTATATATTGAGAAATCATGCTTCATATATTTTACTTCCTTTCTTTATCTTATGTA